TCTTTGAATATAACGATGAGAAGTTTGATACTGGCCTTGATGTTATTGATGACACTATGGGTGAAGAGGCTTATCTTATTGGTATGGACGTAGCTGTTACGGCTGGTGCTCACTTTACTCAAGGTGAAACCGTAACACAAACTTTAGTAGAAGCTGACGGCGATACACCAGCAGTACAAATTTACGGCACCCTTCAAACCATAGAGAAAACTTCGGATACACTTGCAACACTTGGATTATCTAATGTAGGAGTATCTGGTGCTAGCAATTATAGACAGTTTATCGTATCAAACACTAAAGGCTTGGTTGGTGGAGAATCTACCAATACGTGCTATATTACTAAAGTATACGACGTAGGCGATAACGACACCGATAACTTTATGGCTACAGATGGAGCTGCACAAAATGTTGCGTTTGAAACATTTACTGACAATTTCTTAGACTTTACGGAAACCAATCCATTTGGTGATCCTTCGGAGAATTTCTAATGTTTGGTGGACACTTTTATCATGCCACAATGCGTAAATCGGTGGCCGTTTTTGGTACCCTATTTAATAACATTAATGTTGTTCGCAAAGCTGCTGATGGCGGTGTTCTTAATCAAGTAAAAGTTCCACTTTCATACGGCCCTAAAGAAAAATTTCTTGCTAGATTAGATCAACAAGATGGAAGAAATCAACCGGTAGCTTTAAAGCTTCCCAGAATGGCCTTTGAAATTACAGATTTAAGTATAGATGCTAATCAAAAATTAACAAAATATAACAAAATTGTAGAATCAAACGCGTCTGATAGCACCAAGAAAAAAGTAATTGATCAATACACTTCGTACGATATTGGTATGTCATTATATGTAATGGCTAAAAACCAAGACGATGGATTACAGGTAGTTGAACAAATACTTCCATACTTCACTCCAGATTACACTGTGTCCATAAGACCAGTAGACACATTTGACTTTAAACAAGATGTTCCAATCATTTTAAATAGTGTTAATATCCAAGATGATTATGAAGGAGATTTTGCGACGCGCAGGGTTCTCATTTACCAATTGGATTTTACAATGAAAATGAAATTTTATGGGCCGACTAATGATAATTCTAGTATTATTAGAGAAATTAATCTAGACTTTGAAAAATTTGGAACAGCTGGTAATACTCATATATTTGAAGAAATAGACTTTAGCGTAGGTACGGAGGATACAGCAGATAGCTTTACTGTAACTAGTACTGTTGATAACGAACCATTGTTTGATAATTAATTATGGATAAATTAGATAAAATGAGAAGCTCATTGGAGAAGAATCTTCCAGTTAAACCAGAAGCTCCTAAAGCAGTTGAAGAAAAAGACATAAAAGATGATTATGAATTTTCGCGAGACACCTATCGAGACTTAATTAGAACTGGAACACATTCACTGGATTCACTTGCAGAACTTGCAAGAGAGTCAGAACACCCCCGTGCATTTGAAGTATTGTCTAAATCGATAAAAGATATTGCTGATACTACAGAAAAACTAATGGCTCTTCAGAAAGCAAGGAAAGATTTAACCAAAGACGATAAGCAAGAAGAAGCTCGACGAGTGACTAATAATAATGTATTTGTAGGTTCTACTACAGACTTACAGAGAATGTTGATTGATAATAATAAGATTATAGATGCAGAAGATCAAGAATAATGAGTTTGGTTATCTAGGAAATCCATCAGTAAAGCGAGATGGCGTAGAAACACAATTCACAAAACAAGAAGTTATAGAATACGCAAGGTGCATGAAAGATCCTTCGTATTTTGCTAAGACTTACTTAAAGGTCATCTCGCTTGATAGTGGTTTAGTGCCATTTAAGCTATATCCGTATCAAGAAAAGATGTTTGATCATTTCAATAAGAATAGATTTTCTATTGTGCTAGCATGTAGACAGTCTGGTAAATCTATTTCATCTGTTGGTTATCTATTATGGTATGCATGTTTCCACCCTGAGAAGACTATTGCGGTTCTTGCAAACAAAGGTGCTACTGCAAGAGAGATGTTGGCTCGAGTTACTCTTATGTTAGAGAACTTACCATTCTTTTTGCAGCCAGGTTGTAAAGCATTAAACAAAGGTTCTATAGAATTTAGTAATAATTCTAAGATTATTGCCGCGGCTACCTCAGGTAGTTCTATTCGTGGTCTATCGATTAACTTACTATTCCTAGACGAGTTTGCATTCATTGATAATGATGCTCAATTCTATACTTCAACCTATCCAGTAGTATCGTCTGGTAAAGATACAAAGATTATTATTACATCTACCGCAAATGGTATTGGTAACGTATACCATAAGCTATGGGAAGGTGCTACTCAAGGGACAAACGAATTTAAATCATTCCGTGTAGATTGGTGGGATGTTCCAGGCCGAGATAACGCATGGAAAGAACAAACTGTCGCTAATACATCAGCTTTACAGTTTGATCAAGAGTTTGGTAACACATTCCATGGACGAGGAAATACTCTAATTGATGCTAATCATTTGTTAGCTCAAAAATCAGTAGATCCAATGTTTTACAAAGAAAATATTTCCATCTATAAAGAACCACAAGAAGGTCACGAGTACGTAATGTTGGTCGATGTGGCAAAAGGTAGAGGTCAGGATTATTCTACCTTTAATATTATAGATGTGTCAACACAGCCGTTTGAACAAGTTGCAGTATATCGCGATAATACACTATCTCCTATGCTGTTTCCTGATATCATATATAAGTATGCAAAGACATTTAACGAAGCTTATGTGGTTATTGAGAGTAACGATCAGGGTGCTGTAGTTTGTAATGGTTTATACTACGACTTAGAATATGAAAATATCTTTGTAGAATCTTCGATTAAGAGTAACTCGATTGGTGTTACAATGACAAGAAGAGTAAAACGCATTGGTTGCTCTACGATTAAAGATCTTATTGAGCAGAAGAAGCTTATTGTGTATGATTCAGATACAATCATTGAGATGTCAACATTTGTTTCAAGAGGTAGTTCATATGAAGCTTCGTCTGGTAATCACGACGATCTAATGATGAACTTAGTACTCTTTGGTTGGTTTATTTCAACAGATGTCTTTGAGAACTTAACCGACATTAACATTAAAGGATTGCTTTATAAAGAGCGATTAGCCGAAATACAAGACGATATGCTTCCTTTTGGATATATAGACGATGGAACAACAGCCATAGAAAGTGGCAAGGGAGATGGGCAAGGCAATGTTTGGTACGAACATTCATTCAGAGGAATTGAGGATTAAATGAAAAGACGACTAGTAAGAAAAATAATCGAAAAGCGACATGCTGAAAATGAGCATGTGCAGACTATTGCCGAAGAAGAAACTAAAAAATACAAGTTTGTATATCTCTGGTATGACGACCCCGAAGATCCTGATGATCCAGAAAAGACGGCTAATGACTTTATTGAAGAAGGTAAAAAGCTTGGACTCACTGGATTTAAGGTTGATGTGCAGGGTGCTTATTCTGATTTAGAAAATGGCGTAAGATATATTTACGATGGCATGGCTGAAAAGGAACGCAAATTTAAAATTGACGATAACACTATTGTATTCGTACGAGCTCCAGTTACAAAAAGAAAGGCTTGGTCAGACTTCTTGACACAATTAGAAAGAGCTGGAGTAGTGTGTGTTAATACTCGCGCATGTATGGAAATCACATCAGATAAGTATAGAACAAGTCTGTATCTCGCAGAAGCAGAGTTACAGCAGCCTAAAACAGTATTGGTCCATCATCAAGAAAAAGCTATTGATGCGATGAAAAGATTAGGCGACAAATATCCAGTTATACTTAAGACGCTTACAGGCTCACTTGGCATTGGCGTAATTAAAATAGATTCAGAAAGCTCGTTACATTCTACAGTTCAGTTACTTCATAAGCTAGATCCAAATATGGGTATCTTATTACAAAGTATGATTAAAGATTTTACCTATGATATTAGAGCACATGTCATTGGGGGTAGATTCCATGGAGCGATTAAGCGCCCTACAGTTAAAAAGGATTTTAGAACTAACGTATCGTTAGGATCAAAGCCAGCTCCAATAGAATTGACCGATTTAGAAATAGAACATGTAGAAAAAGCAGCGAAGGCTGTTGATGGCCTATGGGTAGGCGTAGACATATTTCCCTCGAAAGATAGAAATAAAATTCCTCCAACCTTTATTGAAATTAATTCAACTCCTGGTACTAGAGGATACAGAAAGGCTACTGGAGAAAATTTACCCAAAGACGTATTAGAAAAATTTATGGATCGCGAATTATGGCTTAAGCCATCTACGTATAAATCTATGTTCGATAGCGAATAAAGTTAAGATTGTTTTATTTATAAATAAACAAGTGAAGAATAATTCGTATTATGATACATATTAACTAACTCATTTAAGAGGATAAAGCGATGGCATTTCAAGTATCACCAGGCGTTCAAGTCAAGGAAATTGACGCAACGAGCGTAATACCTGCCGTATCAACCAGTATTGGTGGATTCGCGGGGGCCTTCAATTGGGGTCCAGTAGATAAAATAACGCTAGTGTCGTCTGAGGACAACATGGCGTCGATTTTTTCTGTACCGGATTCTAGTACGGCACCACATTTTTTAACTGCGGCATCATTTTTAAAGTATGGGAACGCGTTAAAAGTAGTAAGAGTTGTCGAAAGCACTGCAATGAACGCAACTGCTGGCGGCGAAGAAGTATTAATTAAAAACGAAGATGTATTGATCAACCACGCAGGCTTCCAAGATGGTACTGTGGGTTGGGCAATTGCAAAATATCCTGGTTCACTAGGTAATAGTTTAAAGGTAGAAGTCTGCGTAGGTAGTGGTTCTTTTTCTAGTTGGGCAGTACGAGGCTTGTTTGATGCTGCACCTACGACTTCAGATTATGCTAAGAGTTTAGGATTTACTGCAGCTGGTGATGAACTTCACGTAGCTGTAATTGATAGCGATGGTAAACTCTCAGGTACTCCAGGTACTGTTTTAGAAACATTTGCATTCATGTCTCAGGCATCAGACGCTAAAGATGCATCAGGGACTTCTATCTATTACAAGAATGTAATTAACTCACAGTCTAAATATATTGCTGTAGGTGAAGGTTTAAAGTTTGCGTTTGATGCATTAAGTGGCACTGGTTCTAACGGTGCAGCAGATACAGCTATTGCAACAGCGCTACCAACGGTTGCTGGCACATTTGGAACAACATTTAATAGCGTAATTCTAAATGGTGGTACTGATGGTGGTTCAGTGGATAAATCAGAAATCCTAGATGGTTTAGATTTATTTGCTGACACTGAAACTGAAGATGTTAATTTAATATTCAGTACACCAGACCAAGGTGCTACAGATGACACAATTGCTGAAAAACTTATTGAAATCGCCGAAGGTCGTAAAGATTGCATGGCGTTCGTTTCACCATCAATAACCAACAGTAAAGCAGCTAATATTACTGCTATTACGACTTGGGCTGGCAATCTAACATCTACATCTTATGCGTCATGCGACTCTGGTTCAGTGTATGTGTACAATAAGTATTCTGATGAATATCTGTACATTGGTGCTGGCGGATTGTGTGCTGGTCTCTGTGCTAATACTGATAACGTAGCAGATGCTTGGTTCTCACCGGCTGGTGTTAATCGTGGGCAATTGCTAGGTGTAACTAAATTAGCTTATAACCCAACTAAAGCACAACGTGACGAACTATATAAAGCCAAGGTTAACCCTTTAGTTTCATTCCCAGGTCAAGGTACAATGCTATTTGGCGATAAGACACTATTA